TTGGACTGGGTTTACTACTGCGTCCGGCGCGACCCCGCTCAGCTTTTCTGACACCGCCGCCACTTCAGACAACTGGTCAGCGGCATGCGCTTCAGCGGCATTCTTCTCCAGCGCCGCAATAGCTTCAGATAATATGTCGTCTATTGCCGCCGTCAACGCGTCGATCCTCTCGGCTGCAAATGCCTCTGACACGGCAGGAGATAGCCCATCTGCACTCGCCTCGCTTGACTCTGCTGCTACCGGTAGCGCAACCGTTGATGCTCTGGCCTCCGCCTCTGGCGCGATGACTGCTGGGGCATCCGCTGGTGCGTCATGGTCTGCCGAGGCCCAGGTGCTGGCTAATATGTTGTCTGGCGCGGCGAGTAGTGATGAAATCGCCAGGCAGACTGATTCTGCTATCAGTGCAGCTATTTCAGAAGGCTCGGCAGCAGCGGATCAGTTTCTGGCTGCAATCGATTCAATCGCAAGCCTAAGCAGCGGAGCCACGGCTGGTGACGCCTATGTGGCCGTTGTGGCACAACTCGCAGGCATTGCATCCGGCGCTATCGCCAGCGACATCTTCAATATCGATTTCGGATTCCAGGGCGCTATCCAGTCTGGTGCCCTGAGCAGCGATGCTTGGCTGATCCTTGCGGCCCTCTCTGCTGATTTGTCAGATACCGTTTCTGCCAGCGATCTGATGACTGCGAGAGCTACCGTGTCGAAAGGCATCGTTTCGGGTGCTATCGCATCAGACACATTTGCCATTGTTAACGCAGGCATCCGTTATCTCGTTATGGGCGCGATCACCCTCCGGTCAGCACTCAGCTATTCGATCAACACAAAACCCGCTCTCAGCCAAACCATCACGATCAAGCCAGGACACTAATCATGAAAGACGCAAGCAAAGCACAAGACCGCATGAAAGCAGCGGGGATCGCCCCTGCCTCCCTCCCCCTGGGTAATGCTATGGCAATGGGCAACTGGAGAGCAGAGATCCGCGATCCTGATGGGGTGCTGATCGATGTCTGCGATTGGGAGAACCTGATTGTCAATACAGGCCTGGACCAGCTTCTCGATGGCGGTCTTGCAGGTGCAGGGCCTTGGTACATCGCGCTGATTGACGGAACACCTACCGTGGCTGCCGGTGACACTATGGCATCACACCCTGGATGGACTGAGGTTACTGGCTATGACGAGGCAGCCCGCCAAGTTTGGACCCCAGGGACGGTTTCAGGCCAAGTTGTCAATAACACCGCCAGCGCTGCCGTTTTCACCGTTACCAGCAACGGCACAACCATTGGCGGTGCTGCGCTGGCTGAAAGTGCCACCAAGGGCGAGAGCTCGAGCCTGTTGTTTGCGGCCGGGGCATTTACATCGGGTGATGTAACTTTGTCTTCAGGATCTACGATCACGGTCACTGCTGAGTTTACTCAGGCGGCTGCATAAGCAATGCGCATCTACCTAAGGGCGAACACTGCCGTCATAGAGCTCCCAGAACTTAAGGATGATGTTGGCAGTCTTGTGACGACAGCGACGGTTGAGGCCACCATCACTCTTGAGTCAGGTGAAGCAGTGCCGGGGGTGACTAACCCGATTCTCATGACTCACCAGGGCTCAGGCAGGTACGAGGGCCAAGCGCCACCGATAGAATTAGACGAAGACGAAAAGATAATCGTCAAGGTTCGCTCTGAAATATCGGGTGTTGTTGGCACAAGCAAAGAGACGATGGTCTTAAAGGACCGGGGATTCTCTGGCGGCTGCTGGACGACTGCATGAACAGGCACATCAACTCTGCTTTATCACGCACCAAACCTGCGCAAAAAAAGGTACTCCCGAGCGGGGGCGGCCTGACGGGTGCGCTGAGGCGCGAGTTTTCGCTACATACCAGAATTTCTGAGGACAGGTTGTAGTACCAATGGCCAAAGCAGAGGGGCAGAAAAAAGAGCCTCACTGGCTCAACCGAACGCAGATGGCAAAGAGCCTTGGCATTTCCGGCTCAGCCTTTGATCGGTGGGACGTTCAGCCGGTTGCCCGCATTGGCCGTGAGAAGTATTTCGACGTTCGCGCCGTGCTTGATAACCGACTGCGCCATCAGGCCGAGTCATTACAACCTGACCATGGCGAGCAGGAAGAAGGCTCGATGGAGTTTGAGCGCTTGCGGTTGACCCGAGCCCAGGCCGAAGGTCAGGAAATCAAAAACGAAATGGCGAAAGGAAAGACCGCGCCGGTTGAGATAATCACGCTGGTGCTTTCAAGGATCGCGGGCGAGGCTTCCGGCGAACTGGACAGCCTCCCGCTGAACATCAAGCGCCGACACCCCGAGCTGACCAACCAGGTGGTTGAATCGATCAAGCGCCATTCGGTCAAAGCACAGAACGCCATTGCCAGAACCGGCGAATCATTGGATCAGACCCTGAATGACTATCTCACTGAACTCGACGCAGCTTGAGAATCTTCAGAGGGCGGTTCGCGCTGGCCTGAAAGCATTTGAAAGACCCGAGCCAATGACGTTGGTTGAGTGGTCAGATGAAAACTTCTACCTGTCGTCAGAATCCAGCTACATCGAGGGCCGGTGGAAGACGCTGCCTTTCCAGATAGCGATGATGAACGCCATCGGACACGACGACATTGTTTACGTGAACATCATCAAGTCGGCCCGGGTAGGTTATTCGCAGATGCTTCGGGCGGCACTGGGTTACTTCACCGAACACAAAGCGCGGAACCTGCTGATCTTCCAGGCAACGGACGGCGCCGCTCAGAACTTCATGAAGACCAACGTCGAGACAATGATTCGAGACGTGCCGGTGGTCAAAGGTCTGGCGCCCTGGTACGGAAAGAAGCACCGGGACAATACGCTTTTCTCCAAGCGGTTCACCAACGGCAAAATGCTGTTTTGTGTTGGCGGCGAGGCTGCCAAAAACTACCGCGAGAAGTCCGTTGATGGCGTGATGTATGACGAGCTGGCGGCATTCAAGCCAGACGTTGAAAAAGAGGGCTCTCCAACATTCCTCGGTGACAAGCGGATTGAGGGCTCGGTTTTCCCGAAGTCGGTTCGCGGCTCAACGCCAAAGGTTCTGGACACTTGCCAGATCACCAAGGCGGCATCAGAGTCCGAATTCAGCTTCAAGGCTTATCTGCCGTGCCCGCATTGTCAGGAAGAGCAGGTTCTGAAGTGGGGCGGAAAAGAAGCGCACTTTGGTTTCAAGTGGCAGGAGAATGACCCGAAAACGGTCATGTACCTCTGCGAACACTGTGGAACGCTGTGCAGCCAGGGCGACATTCAGGCCCAGCACGAAAAGATTGTTTGGCGCTGCGACGTTTCAGGTGTCTGGACAAAGGACGGCGCTGAATACTTTGACGGTGACGGCTCACGCCGGGAAGCCCCGGAATCGGTGGCCTTTCATATCTGGACCGCTTACAGCCCGTTCACCACCTGGCGCCGGATTGTCACCGACTTTCTGAAAGCCAAGGGCGACCCCAGCAAGCTGAAGACGTTTATCAACACAACGCTTGGCGAGGCATGGGACGACACCGAAGGCGAGAAGATTGAGCCGGACAACCTGTTTGCAAGGCGCGAACACTATCAGGCGCAGGTGGCCGTTGATTCGTGCGTGTTGACCGCTGCAGTGGATACGCAGGACGACCGGCTTGAGCTTGATGTGGTGGCCTGGGTCAACGGTGAGGAATCATACCGGGTGGCCTACAAACGACTGTACGGCGACCTGTCCCGCACGGAAATCTGGAACCTGCTTCATAAAGAACTGACGAAGCAGTACACCAGCCCGAGCGGAGCGCTTCATAATATCAAGCTCACCATGCTGGACTCGGGCGGCCACTTCACTGACGAGGTTTACAAGTTCAGCAAGAAGTACGGGCCGCGCCAGTTCATCCCGATCAAAGGCCATTCCATCGCAGGCAAGCCGGTTGTCGCGTTTCCCCGGAAGCGGAACGACAAGGGCGTCTATCTGACGATGATCGGCACGGATACCGCGAAAGAAATCATCACCAGTCGATTCCGAATCATGAACCCCGGCGAGGGTTACATGCACTGGCCGGTGTCTGATGAATTCGATGAAACCTATTTCCAGCAGATCACCAACGAACGCCGGAAGGTGGTCTATCGCAAGGGCCGGAAGCAGATCGAATGGGATGCCGGTTCACGCCGGCAAGAACCTTTCGACACTGCGGTTTATAACCTGGCCGCGATCCGTCTACTTCAGCAACACTTCGGCGTGAATCTGGCTCGTTACCGGAAAGAAGGCGATGAGAGCGGTGACGCGCCACCAAAGAAGAAACGCAAAACCGGCAAAGTTCACACCCCTACAGGAGGATGGTTATGAGTGAAGCAAGCACCCTGCTGCCGCTCTACGTCGAAGCAGAGATAAGAATCCTCAAGGGCCAGAGCTATGAATTCGCCGGTCGGACCTGGACCGGTGCCGACTTGTCCGAGATCCGCAAAGAGCGCGAGCGCCTTGAGCGCCGGGTTTTCCTTGAGCAGCGCCGAGCGAAGGGCCGGAGAACTCACTCACTGGCGACCTTCTCATGAATGTAATTGATTCAATCCTGAAGCCCATTTCGCCGAGTTGGGCACTGAAGCGGGCAAAGTCCCGGCAGATGCTGGCTTTCTATGAGGCCGCCAGACCGTCACGCACCCGGCGCAACCCGAAAGACAACCGCTCGGGCAACACGCTGACCGATGGCGTGAACGAGACATTGCGCGGGCAGGCTCGACACCTTGAGCAGAACCACGACCTTGCCCGAGGCATTCTGACCTGCCTGGTCAACAACGTGGTTGGAGCCAAAGGCATCGGCGTGGAATTCGCGCCAAAGAACGCAGACGGCACTGTGAACAAGGTCCTGGCCGACGAGCTTTCGTGGTACTTCATGGAATGGTCCCGACACCCGGAAACCTCTGGCGAATACAACTGGTCCAAAACTCAGCGCATGATGGCCCGGGCCTGGTTCCGTGATGGCGAAGTTCTTTCAAAATCTCTGATCGGCAACATTCCGCTGCTTCGTCACAACACAATGGTTCCGTATTCGCTGGAATTGCTGGAAGCGGATCACATTGCCGACTTTGATTCGCCAGGGCGCCGCATCATTCAGGGCGTCGAGCGTAACGAGTGGGGCCAGCCTCTGTTCGTTTACCTCTATGACCAGCACCCGGGCGACGTGTTTGGCTTCAAGATGAATTATCGCCGCACCGCTGCCGAGAATGTGGATCATCTGAAGATGACCGATCGCATCCGACAGAACCGGGGCGTTTCGATCTTCGCAGCGGTCATGAACCGCCTGAACGACCTGAAGGATTATGAGGAAGCCGAGCGCGTAGCAGCCCGCATCAGTGCGGCCATGGCTGCCTATGTAAAGAAAGGCACCCCGGATATGTACCAGGGCGATGCCGACGAGGACGAAGAAGACCGCACCTTTGAGTTTTCCCCGGGCGCCGTGTTCGACAACCTGGCACCCGGCGAGGACGTTGGCACCCTGCAAAGCAATCGGCCATCGGCGCTACTTCAGCCTTTCCGCGATTCCATGCTGAAGGCTATCGCCAGCGGCTCAAGCTCTGGCTATTCGACCATCAGTAAGAACTATGACGGCACCTATTCCGCGCAACGCCAGGAGCTTGTCGAGCAGTGGGTGAACTATGCCGCCCTGTCCGATGAGTTCATCAGCGGCTTTGTCGCGCCCGTGGTACGCCGGTTTATCCGCATGGCTGTCATGAGTGGCGCCGTCAAGGTTCCGGCCTCTGTGGATCGGGACACGTTGTTTGATGTGGATTACCTGACACCGGCCATGCCGTGGATTGATCCGGCGAAAGAGGCCAAGGGTCACGCCGAGAATCTGCGCCTGCGCATCACCAGCCCGCAGAAGATCATTCGCAGCCGGGGCGACAACCCGGACGAAGTGCTTGACCAGATTGAGCAGTGGGAAAAGAAGCTGCGAGAACGAGAAATCACAATCGAAACCGAGCCCGCCAATGAGCGGGCTTTTTCGTCACAGGAGGGCGATAACAATGCTTAAGCGACAAAGCTGGTATGAAATGAAAGCGATGGGCGGGGGCGCTGCCGAAATCCTGCTTTATGACGAAATCGGAACCTATGGGATTTCTGCCAAGGATTTTGCCAATGACCTTGCCGACTTCGGAGAGTTGCGCCAGATCAATCTGCGCATCAATTCCCCGGGCGGCTCTGTCTTTGACGGCAACGCCATTTTCAATCAACTCAAGCAGCACCCGGCGCGAGTCGTGGCAACCATTGACGGCCTGGCCGCTTCGATGGCGTCCGTAATTGCCATGGCTGCCGATCATATCGTCATGCCTGAAAACGCGCTGATGATGATTCACAACCCCTGGATGGTGTCGATGGGCGATGCGGTAGAGCTACGCAAGAACGCGGATCTGCTGGACACCATCAAGACAACCCTGCTCGGCGCCTATGGCCGGTCAATGATGACCGACGAAGAAATCAGCCAAATGATGGACACCGAAACCTGGCTGACCGGCGCTGACGCTGTTGAATTCGGCTTTGCCGACGAGTTGGCGGGAGAGATGGCCATGGCCGCCTGCGCCAAGTTCGACCAGTTGGCTCAGTTCAGCAAGACCCCTGAGCAAATTCAACCCCAATCGTCAGCACCTGCTGGCAAAGCCGAGAAGAAAGAAACCACACCGTCAGCGGTTGCTGACAAACCCCAAAAGCATGAAGAGGAAATCACCATGCCTGAAGCCAAGAAAGCAGCCGATCAGCCGGTTGACCAGAAAGAAATTGAAGCGCGGATTGCGTCTGACTATCAGGCGAAGCAAAAAGCCCGCGCCTCTGACATCAATGCAGTTTTCGAGGGCTTTGAAAAGCACATCGAACTGCGCAACCAGTGCATCGGTGACGTTGAATGTGGCGTCGAAGATGCCCGCGCCAAGTTGCTCGCAGAGCTTGGCAAAGATCAGAAGCCGACCGGTTCCGTGTTCGTCGGTGACGA